CAGTCATGCCTTTTTGCAACAACATCTTCGCCATTTCTCTTTGGCGAGTAATGTCTTGCATTTCAGGTAGGATTTGCTCTGCCATAATTATTCTCCGTAGTTGCCCCAGCCGTTTGCGCCAGTAGCGTAATCACTTGATTTTGAGAATGGATTAGAACCCAACCTTGCAATTTCAAGCATTTGCTGTGGTGTTAGTTGTGTTGTTTGTGGCTGTTGAGCGCCAGTTTGTCTAAGAGCAGAAGCCATTTTCATAGCGTCTGGGTCACCTAAAGCTTGTTGAGCCAATTGGCCACTTTGAGCTAACGCTTGCTGTGCAGACTGTTGCTGTGCAGATGTATTTTGAAATACAGGTTGCATACCCTGTAAATCTTGCATTGATTTGTAATCACCGTACATGTTCATCATGGTTTCCCAGCCATAGTGTTGCCAATACTAAATAAACCGTTAATCATTGCATTTCTTTGTGCGTTTTCTGCGTTTGCAGCAGCGATATTAGCGTTGCCAGTCATACCAGCTGCGCTTAGGTAATCAGCACCAGAAGTTGTGGCTTGTTGCGGTGCATTAACAAAATAACCGCTTGGACCAGTAACTTGTGAGCCTGAACGAACTGCGTTAAGAGTGTTGATTGGTTCGTTACGCTGATAAGCAAGTTCACCAAAACCTTGTTGTCTTGCTCGCATACCTACATCCATACCGCCTGTAATCGCGCTGGTAAGCTTATCGTTCTGACGAGCATCAAACACACGCTTGGCGTTTTCATAAGCTTCTGAGCCTACAGGAATGCCTTGGTTGGCCATTTGTGCATCAAATGACTTAGTTTCAGCAGCAATAGTAGGCTGAAGTCTGCGCATGATGGCATCTTCGTATTTTTCGCCAGCGTTAATGCCAGTTTGAGCCAATCCTGAAGTGTTAAATGGTTGGTCAAGCATGTTGCTTACATATCCAAGACCTTTTTGTTGCAACTCACCTAAACCTTTAGATGTTGCAATGTCGTAGTCATATAGCTGTTGTTGGTCTTTAGATAAAGCCGTTGTAGCTGTCCAAGTAGGATTGCCGTATGGGTCTTTGCCTGTAATTGCATAACTAAGCGAACCGTAAGGAGTAACCTGATTAACACGGTTAGCTGCCGTAGCTGCTCTAGCAGCATCTAAATTGCCAGCAGCAGTTTCTCTTGCTGCGCCTGTATAGTCAGGGGTTGCTGGTTGAGATGGACTCCCAAACAACGCATTTGTTACACCACCTAATAATCCGCCACCACCGCCCATATCAATCTCCTAGTTTCTTGCGTAATGAGCAACGAAGATTTAGCCATTTGCAATCTTCTTTTCTCATCGCCATTAAAAGTAAATCCCCATTTTCGTGAGCATCTTCAATTAACGCTTTATCTTGGAAACCAAGGTGTCGGTTTAGTTTTATGGCTTCTTCATTTGAAGCTTCCATAGTCGCTAATATAACCTTTTTTTCCAATTTGTTAAAGGGGTAATCAAAACAAGCCCACAATAAATTTCTGTCCATCCAGTATTCACCAACACTTGCTATGTGCATTGCACAGGCATTGGGTATAAAGTTAGTGAAAGCTACTACCGCTACCAAATTACCGTCTTTTTCTTGTCCTATAAATCTAGCTTCATCGCCAAATTTCTGAAAAAGTATGCGTTCAATCCATGCTCGCAAGTAATCTTGATTCTCAGTAGTAATCAAATAACTCCCCCACGCTCCATTACATAGTCTGTAGAAGCCCAACGCACTTCAATTCTTTGTGATGCTACCTTCATGTAAACGCCAGCAGAGTAACCAATACCAGTTACACCTTGCCATACCTTACTGACCTGTAAACCACCACCCCAATTGGCATCATCCCAAACAGAGCTATCCCAAGTACCAGCAACAACCGTGGCTGGGTTAAAAGTCACCGCACCTGTGACATTCTGTGTGTCAAAGTCAATGTTTACGCCAGCAACAATGGTTGGAATACCGCCTGATGTCAAGAAAATAGGGCGAATCATGGTGTAACGCTTTAATTGACCCCTAGAATCAAAGTATGAGTAGGCTTGTTGTACGCTTGCAATGATGTTTGTGTTGTTATCGGCATAGGTATCGTAATACTTACCCACAAAGCCACTACCGCCAAAATACATACGGTCATTGTGAACCTCAAAGCATGAAGCATTGATGCCTGTAAACTTAGCCCAAGCTTTTGTAATACCGTGCATTACATACTGGTCAAAGCCTGAACCTGTAGGAATGTTCAAAATCAGCATGTTTTCAGCAGCAAAGTAGTTAATTTGCCAGCCAAACTGTGATGAATAAGCGGTTGCCGCCTGTGCAACAGCCCAATAAATCTTGTCGGTAAGGTTTACTCGTGGGTCTAAACGGCTTGATTGCAAGGCAGAAGCCAAAGGCACAAGACCATCTTGAGTTAATAGCAATAAATCGCCTTGCCACTTGAAGAAACATCTACGAGCAAAGGTTTGACCAAGCTGCCATACACCTTTCAATGCCCATGTTTCAGCAGTTGTTGGGTCTGTGCCGTTATAAACCATGATTTCGCCCATAGACGAAACAAACACAGCGTAATCGTCAGCACCTTGACCAGCATCCAGTGTCCAAGTACCCATTGCTTGCAAATAACCGCCATTACGAGCAATACCACCAAAGTCAATCGCTTCAGCTGCTCCACCCACAGAATCCACAGGCAAATACCAAACCTTCATGGTGTCTTTTTGCGTAAACCATAATCGGTTTTTAAACAAATTTACATGAATGAAGGTTGAGCTATCAACGCCTGTGATGCCAAGAATGTTATATGTACCAACCACGGTTGCATCGGCTGATGGTGCAGTAGCCATCACATAGGTAAAGGTTGTTGTACCTGTTACCGTGATGATGTAAGTGCCGTTGTAGTTGGATTCTGTAGCACCTGAAATAGTGACCTGATTGCCAGTTACCAATCCATGTGCAGAAGCCGTTGTTAAGGTAGCAGTAAGGTTGCCTGTGCCACCTCTTGTGATGGTGCTGATTGTTTGTGCAGTCGTTGTATTGGCAATCTTTAACCAAGATGTGCCGTTATACAAAAGCGTTGGGTCTTGACCGTTACAAGCCACCAAGAAGTCACCACCAGCAGTAGACATCATCACATGTTGGAATCTGTCATTAGTTACTGAAAATACAGCAACGGCTGGGCTTGTGGTTGCTTCGTAAATAGTCGTACCAGCAGCAGCAAATAGCTTTTGACTTGTTACGCCAGCGTAGTTCATCAAACTATCAACCTGACCTGTAATGCCAGTTGAATGTCTTGAATAGCCTTTGCGTAGCGTTAAATCAGACGGTGTTGGAAACCAATTGATTAGCTCTACCGCATCTAATGGATTCATTTCGGCAAGTGAATCTCTTGCATTCCACCCACCAATAGGTGAAGCCATTGATGCTGTAATAGCCGACCTTCTTTGAGCTTGAGCCATAATTAGCTTCCGTAGCCAGTGTCAGGGATGTTTGCGTAACCAATAAGCACCTTGCTTGGGTATGGTGCAAATGATAGGTTTGGTGCGCCCTTGTCGTTAGCTTTCACAACACTTAGGTATCTGTCATAAGTTTGTTGCAAAGATGTTGTGTCAAAGTTCTTGATTTGAAAATACTTGAGCTTCGTCAGCATGACCATTAAACGGTCATCAAAAATGGTTGTATCTGTGTCAGCAGTAAATGAGTTTTGAGGTACGCCAGTTGCACTTTCAGCCCATGCTTTAGAACGATACTCAAAGCCCAAATACTCTTGGGTGTTCATGATTGGCCAGATTTGGAAGTATTGACCTAAGATTCTCCAGCGAACTCGTGGGCCAGTTGAGATGTAACCAGACTTGAGCCACTGCCATTGCTGTGCATCTTCAGGGCCTAGCATTTCCCAATGCTTAGTCTTATCCCATTGTGTACGGTCAGTAATGACTTCGTAATCAGGTGGCAAATCGTACTTTGTTTGACCAAAAGTAAGAGTTGTAAATCCTGTGCCTGTTGCCTTTGTACTCATTGTGATTTGAACCGCAGAATCAACACTGACAATGTTTGTATCTTGGTCAATATTGTCACCAGTCAGCATAAACTTGTCGTTTAAGCCTGTAGTACCTGACATTCCTGTAATTTGGTAAGAGCCTTCTACCGTGTAGCCTGTGTATGTGTAGGCTTGTGTGTAAAAACGATATTCTTTTTGGATTGCTCTCCAGTCAAACTCTTTTAACAGTTCGTAGCCAGCAGAGTTCATCAAAGCTAGCAGCTGAATAACATCTTGAGAAGTGTTACTAGCAACGGTTGTTGGAGCAACTAAACCTAGCTCGCTAGATGTTTGTTGCATCAATTGAAGCATTGTTGATGACATGGAGAATCCTTTACTTTAGTGG